CATTAGAAGCTTTTATCATTTCGTTGGCGTCTTTAATAACTGATTCAAGTTGTTTTTGAATTGAAGCCTCGCCTAATGCTTTTGCCATATCTAAATACTTATTAGCTGTCGGAATAATTGCTGTATAAACCGATATAGCTTGATTATATCCCTCTACCGCTGTTTGTATTCCTTTTCTTCCGTTAACAATAGCTGAATCACCTTTACCTAAATCGCCTTGTAATATACCCACAATATTTAATTGAATATTGGTATTGAACGCTAATTTTATTTCTTCTACTTTCATATTTTTTTTGTTATTTATAATTAAACTAAATTATGTTACTATTGTTATATTTTTGCTAACCAAGTGATGCTTCACTTACTATATTCCTATCTAAACTTTGCGAAGTACTTACGTCTGAACTTACTACATACGCTTTAATAGGTGCGCCTTGTTGAGCTAATCCTTGCGCTATTTGATTTGTCCCAGTTCCTTGTACTAAATTGAAAGACGGTGCGCTCATTGTAGACCCTCCGCCTGAACTACTTGAACCGCCTGAGCCTGAGCCACCTGATAAGATACTTTTAGCTTTTAAAGCATTTCCTGTAATCATTGCGGCTAAACCTATATAGGTCGATGCTGTTACTGCTGGAGTAACAACTGCCGCTGCTGGTCCTGCAACTTTTCCAGCTTCAGCTCCTGCTTTTATCGATGCTGGTATAGCATTAGATATTGCTTGTGCTGTATCTATTGCAATTTGAGCTACTGCAATTCCTTTCTGTAACGCTTGGTTTTTCTTAGAATTACCACCTAATAAATTAGCTAAATTAGATAAGGCATCGCCAGCATCTCTTGCGCTGTTATATCGTGTTTCTTGTATTTGTTTGTCTAAGGCTAATTGGTCTTCAGCTATTTTTTTTGCTTCATCATATTCATATTCTTTTCTTGCGATACGATTATTCATTGCAGTAGCTTCCTGCTCCGTTTCTTTGTCTATATTATTTTGCCTAAATTCCTCGACATCTAACTGAGCTTGTTTAATTTCTTCGTCTAAAGCAATAGCTTTTTCAGCATCTAATTTTATCTTTTCTTCTTTTCGTTTATCTTCGTCCTCTTGTGCTTTTAATCTGTCTGCTTTTTGTTTTTCAGTTCTTGTTTTATTCGCTTCATCTTCTTTATCTTGTGCGTCTTTTTTAGCTTTTGCCAAATCTTCATTGTGCATTTTGTCAATAGCTAACAACTCACGATTCAAACGTTCAGCAAGTTTCTTTTGATTTGCTCCCTCCTCTTTTATAGCTTCATTATACGCATTCTTTGCGTCTATTTTAGCCTTTGTATATTTATTAACCAAATCGCCCTCCTCAGCCATGAACTTTTTATTCATAGCTAAAGATTTATCTGCTTGTTCTGTTAAGCTTGCTAAAGCTCTTTCTGCTTCACTTGTAACTCCTATAAAGTCTGTAAATCCGTTTACTAAATTTTCTACAAACTCACCAATATTTGCAAGTCCCGGAATAAGATTTAAAACTACTTTTTTAACTTTATCAAAGTTTGCAATTAGCAAACCTAAACCAACAACCAAAGCACCTATTCCTGTTGCAACTAAAGCAATTCTAAATAACTTCATTGCGCCTGTTGACGTACCTACAACCGTACTGTAAATTGCCTGTTGTATTGATGCTAACTTTTGACTTTTAGTAAATAAAACAGACGCTTCAACTGCATCCTTTACAGTCATAGCAAGTCCACCTGTTGCATCGTTAAGCAATCCCATTGCACCGCCATTCTCTAAGACAGCATTTGAACTGTCACCCATAGATTTAGCAACGCCATCGTTTGTTTTGGAAACTTTATTTAGCGAACTGTTTAGCTCATCGACTTGTTTGTTAACCTTATCGATTCCAGTTTCTTTAACAACGATGTTTATTTGTTTCTCGATAGCCATATGCGTTTTATTTTTTTAAATGTATTATCCAAACTATTTTTTCCTTTCGCTATCTCGGTATATTTACCAGCTCCATAAAATGGATTTGATTGTAGTAATGTTATTATTTCAGCTATCATTTTCCTTTGTGCGTTCTAATTATTACTAAAACAATATCATAAATACTTATGTCTCCATTTACAGGTTTAACTTCAATGTCACCACCATTTGAAATAAAAGTTGTACCTGTAAAATAACTCATGTCAATATCAAACTTTTGCTCTACTCCAGAACCTTTTGAAAACAAAATAGTTTCATTTGAAATTGCACCTAAAGAACCCCCGATATTAATATCAATATCAGCTAAGCCACTTGCTACATTCATTTTTGCTTTAAACCGTAAAGATAAAGTGAACGCATCGCCATTATTAACAGCTAATAATTTATCGGTTGTTTCATTCCAAAAAGTAGTAACTCCGGTAGGTAATTGAGTCTGAATCTTTGTCGTTGTCCCTGTTAATATCTTACCAGTAACACCTGATAAAATAACTAATGGTGAGCCACTTGTATATGTAGTATCGGTTATTTGTTCCCAACCTGTAAAACTATAAACCTCGTCGAAGTTATCATTGCACTTATCGAATGCAACTCTTAAAACGTCACCCGTTCCATCGCCTGCCGTTGTTCCTATTCCTATTACCTGTTTAGCCATTGTCTGCTGTTGTTATATTGTTATCTGCCGTTATTATATTATTGTCTGCCGTTACTATTCGTGGTGCTTGCTGGCAAAATATGTCTATTACTTGTAACGTTGTTGTATTAGTAATTGAAACGTTTGTAGAACGTGTAGCACCTGTATTGTTTTCTTCAAATGAAAAGTAAACATTATCGCCTGAGCTTGTAATTGATAGCCATGTTCCTGACTCTATTATATAACTATATCCTGCAAGATTTGTTATTGTTACCGTTTGTGTTTGCGCTCTGTAATCAGCATATAAGACATTGACATCAGCATTAAATCCGTTAATTGTATTGTCAAAAGAATTAATTAAATTTAAAGATACTTCACCGCTTAAAAGATTAATATTGTAGTTATCAATCCTATAATAATCGTGTTTTATCTGTAAAACATCATTCAATTTTAATTGCGTTAATATTCTTAACGGTAAAATCGCTTTATATTTAAAATTCCTACGCTTAATATTAAATACTGAGTCTACATAGTCTTTATGATAGTTTTTGTATAATGTATTTTCAGACGCTACTCCGTTCCATTCGTTGTTTTCTATGCCAAATACTAAGTTATATTGCGGATTAATAAAATCAATTGAATGGCTTGCTATGTTTACACTTCCGTTAATTAACTCTTTACCTCCTATATCGTTAATAAATCCTAAAGTTTTTGTCCCTACTGCTGTCGATACGTTATAAAATAAATGTACTTTAGGATTTACAGGTGTAATTGTCTCATCAAATATACCACCGTACATTATATTGGTATTGATATTATCTTTTAAATCGATTAATCTTTCATAAACAATTTGCTCAAAAGGTAATTCATACGATAAACTTTCTCCGTCTAAAGGCTTACCTGTTGCCGTTCCATCATCCGTTAATATTGTTTCCTCATCGCCATAAGATAAACCAGTATTTACTTTAAATTGTTTGTTTAAAATTGTGATAGGCTCTTGAAATTTAAATTTAATTTCATTCAATAAAGAACCCCTTTCAATATCTATTGAATTATCATTTATGTATTTAGAAACATTCCAAATTGAACCCTTAGAATAAAAACTTTTTAAAGTATCAACATAGATATTATCGTACTCATCAGCAATAACAACTAATTTAAACATCTTAAATAATCCATTTAAGAAGTCAATTATCTTTATCTTAGGTAAGTTATTAATTACTTGTAACTGTCCTGTAATTGTTTGTTGTGGGAATGTAGCTGACATTCTATAACTTTCGTATCTAAACTCAATCGTTAACTTACTTGTGAATTTAAACTCTTGGTTTGCTGAAATATACCACGAATGTTTTTGTCCTGTGTTTCGTTCGATATCAAAATAAAATACATCTGTCCCAGTACTTTGACTAAATCCCCCAGCTAAATTTCCATCGATTGTATGCTCAATATTATACTTTACATTTTCATACCCTGAAGCTGGCACTATATCGATAAGAGAATAAATCCTTTTACCGCCAGCCACAAAAGTATCTTCTACAATATCAACTACACCACCTCTACCGTCAATATCGCCTGTATTAGTGAAGTCCATTCTAACTTTATTATTTTGGGTATTGACCAAGTTAGAATCGTTATTTAACCAAATAAACAACTCTGTAAAATCAGTACGTCCAAAAAAGTCACGTGAAAAAGTAACACCGTATTTTGTTTCTATAGATTCAATAATGTTTAAGACTCTTAACGCTGGTCTTAATTCATTCCAATTTAATCCAGTATTTGCGCTTAAAGGTAGGTATGATATGTTTGCTAACTTATCTGTATTAGTTCCCTCTTGTGAGGAATCATAATATAATTGTTTTTTAACGAATAGAGGATAAATTAAATTTCCAGAAAACAAACTTGAAGTTAAACCTGTTTTAACATTTGCAGGATTAAAAGTGTGTTGAAATTCTGAAAAATCCAAAGAACTTAACTCATCATTTTTTAAAGTATCTTTTAATGAAACTAAATTACCCCAAAAAGTAAGTGTATAGGCATAAGGTCGTCCTTGCTTAACACTAACTTTGTCTAATCTAAATTTCCCATACTTAAAAGGTATGCCGTCTAATTCTATGCGCCCATCCTGTTTAACTCTTGCGTCAAATGAATTATCTATATTAGCATCATAGTAATGTTTAAATATACGATTGTTTTTATTAGTAGCAGGAACGGTAAATGAGCGTGAATAATCAGTAGTATTTTTTGTGATATCGTTAATGTTGGCAATAGAGCTATTAATCTCTATACTTTCATCTTTGAACCTATCTAAGTCCTCGTTACCTATGTATAATTTTACAACCATTTATATATTGTTAACATCGTTAAACGCATATTCAAACTCCATTTCATAATTAATTAAACGGTCTTTTTGTCGTGTCTTATATTCCAAAGATTTAGTTCCTAATTTCAAAGGAATGTAAGCAGTTCCATCGGTAACTTGCCACACTCGCTCTGACAAAAGCAATTGTTTATAAGAATCATTTACCGATTCATTCACAAAGCCACTATTAATTTTAAACTTAGATTTACCCTGAACGTTATACGTAACATATTGATGATAGCCTAAACTTGGTTGTCCTCTGTCGTTTTCAAATTCCTCACTTGTTACATTTGTAGAGTCTGTTTTTGCCTTAAAAAAAGTAAGCAATTGCAAAGCACCATCTTTGTTTTGAAAGGCTATATCAATAGGAGTGTATCTACATTCGTCCTGAACCAATAATGTACACGTATAGTCTAACTCTGGTATTGTAATTTCTATAACATTATCATCCAAAGTATCTATAACATTTACCCATATGTTTTTAATTAAATTTGAACTGTTTGTAGTTGATGATATTGTAGTACTATAATCTAAAGTGTTTATTGGATAAGATTTTATATTTAATGAATAAGATAAACTTTCGCTAATCATTAAAGGCAAGCAAAAGAAACCGTTTCGATTTACTTTGAACTCGTCACCTGACAAAAGTACTCCGCTCGATTGTGCATTCTCTCCGTCTAATCCATAACCATAGCCACGTGTTAATAGTTGCACACTTTCTAATTGAACCACATCCAAATCTAATTCGTCAGCAGTCGTATAAATCACTTGTGTTTTAACCCATGCCTGATTATTTCCGTTATAGACTCCAGTAGTAGTCATTTCATTAGGCATAAAATCAATATAGTCATTTACTAAACGCGCTATATTTACTTTATCATTACCACCTGAACCAGTAGGGTTTTTCTTTGTAACCTGATAAACAGACTCGGTAGGAACTGACGCTTTTAATCCATCCCAAATGAATACTTGCAACGTGTAAGAAGTACATATAGCATCAGTAAGCGGACTTGTAAATGGTATTTCTAAGTAATAAGGCGATAAACTTTTTATCATAATTTTAATGCTATTTTTAATTTCTCATCAACTTCTAAAGAGTAAGCCATGTATATATCATCTGGTAATCTTTGAAAGGCTTGTTCGTATGGCTTAGTAAAAAAGTTTGTTGTTGCAATTCCTTTATTCCAAATCGAACGCATTATCAAAAAGGCAGTTGATTTATAACTTAGAAACTTTCCTGTTTTTTTATCTTTAAATTGAATGCGTTTCCTTGACACCCAACCGTTAATACCACTTGTCAAACCTCCTTTTTTTCCTGTGCCAGTTCCAAACTTAAACGGACTTAACGGTGCTTTTGCTGAACTACTAACTCCTTTTACTCCTTTATCTACAAACTCCCAGTAATCCTCGGCATTCCCAAACGTAAAAGATAAAGTAGTTATATTGTCGTTGCTTTCAACTTTATAATTAACCCCATCATACAACGCACTTGTATCTTTCTTTTTTCTTTTAGATAAATTAGATTTAGCCTGTTGTTTAACATACTTTCCGAACTTGTCTAACTCATTAGCTACTGACATAGTTAGTCTTTATCAAAAAGCATTCTCGCTACCCATCCAACCGCTATCAATCCAACTATTAAAAATAAATCATACATAACTTTATATTTTAAATTAAACGATTTGACATAATGATAATTCCGTGTTTGGCACTTCTACTTCAAAAGATAAACGAACCCCATCTAATAATTTAGCACCCTCAAAAGAACCTAATTCAAACGATGGATTTTCGCTCGATGTGATATTATTATCTTCAAAATCAGCGTACATTTTTAACCACATTCTGTTTAAAATTGCAATACAAAGATTATGATTATCCACCTCATTATCATTTCCAAAAAAGTAATCTTCATTAATTAGTTTATTAATGTCTCTTTGATTAAAGCACGATAATTCTATATTGAAGTTAACTGTTTGACCGTTTGTAAAACCTCCAGAAACTATGTTAATATTTACCAATGGGTACATGATTTCTTTTTTCAAATCAATATCCTGAGCCTTCATAACAGAATTAACCGAACTATCCGCTTCAGCTAATTGCTTAAGATATAAATATAATTGTGTTAGTTGATTCATTATAACTCTATTGTATTAGTATTATTATTCATAATCTTATGTTTTAATTTCTGCTTGTCAATTTTGTGAGCTAAGAATATATGTACTTCGTGGACATTCATTTTCAATATTGAATCTATTTTCCAAATCTTACCCTTTGCCAGTTCTTCTATTGTGGCATACCATCCCCACTTTTCAAAATAGTTTCCTGCATTTCTTCCCTCACTTGTTCCACCCTCATATATTTCTGGGTATAATTGATTAATTCGTTCGCTAAATTCGAAAAAAAAACCAATGAACCATTAACAATAGACAAAGGCATGTGTTTCATTATGTTAGAATACTGATTAGTCCCTGTGTAATTAGCTATTTCATAATTTCCTAAAATGTCTTTCTTTTTAATAGGTCTAAATAAAACAGCCATTAGCTTATGTAAGTTCTCAACACTTGAACCATGTGTAGATATATCTACGAACTCACCCTGTGTAATTTTATCAAAGTCCGTTATAAATCCAAATTCAACATCTTTAATAAAAAAAGTAGGTTTAAACTCAACTGTTTGATTTAATGCTGAATCTATTTGAGTAAGCATCATTTTGTAGTCAACTGAACCTATCAAATCAATTCTATTACGTTCTATTCCCGTGAAGATTTGAATCTTTCTTTTATTAAAATTGTACTCGTCTAAATCTTCACGTTGCAATAACTCATCGTATTGCTGATACTGCAATAAGGTTATGTCGTGAATTGATTCTGGAAGCGTTACTTTCATATCTTATAAACTATTTATTTGCTTTTTTGTTATCTTATTTCTATTTTATAACCTCCTGTTAAATTATAAGATACATTGTATCTTATTGCGTCAATTGCGTGATTCCAATTGTCACAAAATAACTTACTGCCTTTATCGGTATAAACATAATTATTTAATTCTTTACCTATATTCTCACCATCTACAATTAATTTATAATCTTGCATCAAAGCAATCCCTGCGCTAATGCTACCAGCTCCTTTAGTCGTTGGTACTACTCGACACCCTTGACTAACTAACTCATCGATTAAACGAGGTTCAGCACTATCAGCTACAATTAATTTATTGCCACAAATAGATTTGTTTATATGCGATATTTCTGTTGTGGTTAATTTAGGCTTATACAAGTGTTCTTTTAAATAAATTATCTTTTTGCTTTTATCTATTGCCACTTCAATAAGGGTTGTCGGGTCAATACTAAATCCATAATCCTGACCAAATGATGTTTGTAAATTATTAGGGTTGAACATGCCAAACTCCCAATTCGTAAAAACAACACCCTCCGCTTTATCCAACCAGCCACCTAATATAACATGATTGTATTTTTTAGGGTTCGAGGTTTTAACTCGCTCTACTTCATCTAAGAAAGATATATCTAAATTATCGATGTTATCCAAGTAAGTAGTATGAATGTAAGTTACATTTCCTTTTGTTCCATTAAATCCCTCTTTAATACCCTCACTCTCGAAGAATCGTTTATAAATCCAATGCTCTTTTGTAGCCGGGTTTAAAATAAGTATAACCCTATTTTGTTTCCCTTTTTGTCTAATTGATAAGTTAATTTTATCGAAAACGGTTTCGTCGATTAGTTCCTCTGCCTCATCTAAAATCCAAGTCGTAACCCCTTGCAACGATTTAAGATTTGCTGTTTGGTCGCCACTCGATGTCTTTATACCCTTAAAAATTATCTCGCTTCCAGACTTCTTATTTTTGATTTCTGATTTATTTATCTCAAAAAAATCATTCAATTCTAATAAATCTATTTTCTCTTGAAACTCTGGTATAATAGATAAGTGAGCCGAAGTCATTGTCTGCCTTGTAAATAATATACGATGCCCTGATTCAAACGATAAAAGGCTGGCAAACGTGCCAACCCCAAACGATTTACTTGAACCTCTCCCACCTGTAATAATAAAAAAGCGGGTATCATTTTCAAACAAACAAGAATATTTTTTATTTAGTGTTATCAAACGAAAAAAGAATACATTAATATAAATTCTAAAACTAATAAAATAAATATAGCTATAATATTTTTTATTATTTTTTGGTTGTAATCTTCCATTTCTATTTAAAATTAACGATGTCCTTTAAATCAAAATTAGAAACCTCTACTTTATTATCTATAGTCTGCTTAGGCATACCGAAATTATACTGAAAAAATAATTTAACCGCCCAATCTTTACCGTCATTTAAAGCGTTTGTAAGGGCTTCAAATGCTATTGGCTCTAATGGAGTAAGTTTTTCTATTAAACTTTGTTCTTCCGCCTTGCTTTTACGTCCTGCGCCATCTCTTGCGCCTCCTCTTTTATCTTCCATTTGAAAAAAATTGATTATTCATTTTTAATTATTTCAAAACTTGTTTTATCAGTTTGATTTTCTTTAAATAAAATAACAGT